TAGTAAAGGGCGTAATCTTTCGATTTCTCGTCTTTCTTGCGGGCGAAATCGAAGAAACCGCTCAACTGACGGAGGCTCGCCATTACGCCATCAAACTGCTGGAACTCGCTGGCACCTTTGAAGATTTCCAGCATATCGCCCTTCACCTGGGTAAGCAGATTTTCGAGCATTTCAGAGAGGAACGTAATCTTATCGAGATTAACATTCAGATGGTCTACCTTTTCCTGCATACCCGGCTGGCTGTAGTCTACGTAGTAGCGTGACAGATGACCGAAACTGAGGAAATCGTAAGTTATCTCACTGTGCAGATTTACCTGCACAAGCAGGGCATAGATGGCATTGGCCAGTTTATTATCTTTTTCCTGGATAGCCTTGATGAGGGGCATCATCTGAGGCGCGCCCTGCGGTATGCGGTTGGCAGCGCGTACCAGTTCGTTGCGGTTGCGCACGGCATCGGCAAACTTCGGATCAGCGAAGAGTGTCTCCAGGGTTTTGACGTATACATCTGCCGGCACATCCCTAAAGTTGAAGGTGTAGACGGTAGGGAGCTGACGGATTTTAGCATCCCGCCTTGCCATAGCCTCCATCTGGTGTTGCTGCTGTTGTTTTTTCTTGTTTTTATTTCCCATTGCTATTTTTTGCTTTTTATTGCCAAGCATTAATTGGCAAAATACCCTATTTACCATAATGAGCGTTAGAGATAGTGAGTAGTGATTTTACCTTTAAATCTCGAAGTCCTTATCATATTCCATCATTCTCTCGGTAATGATGCGATGAATCAGATAGCCTATTTCCTTGGCGTTAGGATGCGCCTTGCCGGTACTTTCATGGAAGCGGAGGTCCAGGATATGTTTCCACTCCTTGAGAGTATAGGTATAAGCTACCACCGTATAGGTATCGAGAGGAAGAATGCCGCGGGCATCCTGCGGCTTCATGCCCGATTTCAGCAAACGGCGATAGAGCCAGTCGGCAATCTTGCAGCCGGCAAGATAGAGGAACTTCTGCCATCGGGTGCCTTCATGCAACCAATGCGGACGGGCAATCTGCACACCACCTTTCTTCTCCAGGTCCACATAGCGTGTGCTCTGCTCGCTGATGCTATTAGGCGATGTGCGGTTCAATTCTCGGCTGGTACTGATCTGCGTGGTAACAACCATGGTCATGCGGAGGAGATAGAACGCCTTTTTGCAATCATACTTCAGCGCCTTCTCGATAAACTCATCTTCCTTCACTTGATATGGGGTTAAGATTTCGAGAATTTCGGCATGCTCGCCGAGGAACTGCATGTTGCTGCTAATCCATACCTTCTTTTCCTGCACAGCATAGTTGATGTAAGGTGAAGCAACGAGGAGTGACCAGAGAGACCTCGGCAATTTATTATCGTTCTTTACGAAGAAATAGAGGGTGCCGTGACGGAGCATAGAGCGATGTCCGCTCTTCCAGAAACTGTTAACCATCTTTACTGCCTGTTCTTCCCGAAACTCCTCTTTCTTTTCTTCAGAAAGTTTCTCGTCAGGCTGTTTGCCTTTGCTCTTGTAGCAGATTCTGCCTACTCGGGCAACCTGTTGAGTGCCGGTCTTCTGAGGCCACCACTCAACACCAGGAATTATCATTTTCATATCTAAACTATCAATTATTAATTATCTTTCAATGCTGCCTTTATATATTCGGAAAGTTTTGAGCTTTCCTGCTTTTCCAGACTATAGTTCGTTATCTGCAGAGACGTTGTGATTACTGACTGCATCAGAGCGTAGAGCGAAGAATTGTTGGTGATGACGTAATCGAAACTGTTTATATCCATTGTTACCCGATATTCGTCACGCTGCATTCTTTCTGGAGCGATGCCACGAGCCTTGAGAGTTTCGGGCTTGGCAGCTACGTAGATATTCACCAGTTCAATATCAGGGAATCGCTCGCAAATATCCATGATGCCCTTTTCGTCGATTACGTAGATGGCGGCATCTTTTATCTGGTCGAGTTCCGTCCAATACTTATAACCTCCATACTCGGTATAGGCAAGCATTTTTTCTCTTGGGATATTGCACTCTTTTACGAAGATGTGCTCTCTGCCGTTTACCTCGCCTTCACGCATAGGTCTGGTGGTATAGGAGCAAAGAATGGGCACATGGAGTGTCATCCGCATCAGCTGAGCAACCGTATCTTTTCCGGAGCCAGCCTGACCTACTATTGCAATAATCTTCTGTTTCATATCTTTTGTTTTGTAAAGTTTTTATATACCGAGAGAGTAAATAAATAACACACGGCTTCGATATGGTTTCGAATAGGCTTCGATATGGCGAAAGCTTTTTTAGCCATCTGTAAATTTATTTTTACTTTCTCAACACCTTGTTTCCCATAGGGAAAAACGTGAGGTTTCTCAGGCGTTCCAGCGAAGGATATTGCTGATTTACTCTGTCTCTAAAATCGTCCATATCGCCCATATCTACCATGTATTTTCCCAATGCCATTTCAAAGTTCACCGGGAACGTCATCGTGATTTGACGGAGGAATTTATCACCCCCTATCATCACATCGATTGCTACTTTCATCCATCGCAGACCTTTCATGTCGAGCCATGACCCCTTCAGGATTTCTACATTTCTCTTTGCCATAATCTTATATCTTTAATGTATTAAAAAACTTTTTGTCAATGTTGAGTGTTCAGTGCATTAAACATTCCGCTCGCGGTAAACTTGCTGCAGAATAGAGTGATATTCTCCTTCGCCCAAATTCACCTTGAAGGCGTGGATGAGGTAATGATAGCTCACGGTATGGCTGCTGCCTAACTGCCGCCACTTCTGTGAAGCCTGGGCAGCGTTGTACTTACGGCTGCATGCCGAAAGCTCGTGAAACAGACGTTCGCCATAAGGGTGCGCCTTCAATGCCCAACCTGCCTTTGTCCACTCATCATAGCTTTCCGTGATGTTGATGTTTCGGCTCACTAGGGCTTTTACGATGAGTTCGATGATGCGGTCTTGCGTGCGAGGATCATTCCAGAAGGCTGAGTTGTCGCTACCGCCGTAAGCGCTGGAGGCGTTACTCTGCGGTTGCCGATACATCGGTCGTGCCTGCGGTATCACCTGCGGTTCGTCCATCTGCAAGCCTTGATAAGGCTGCACATTGTTATTAATATATATATGGTCGGCATCATCCCATGAGGCGAAACGCACACGACCGATATTGCCACATTGCTTGTCGAGCACAATGCCCAGGGCGGCATATTCCTTGAGGATAGCCTTGAACTGCTCCTTATGCCTGTCGGGATAAGCCAGGCGAACCAGTCCGAAATATCCTGTACCCGAACAGGAACGCATCAGCAAACCTATCTCAGGACGGAAGCGAGCCACCATGCGGATATTCTCAAAGCTGGTAAGCTGCTGATTGTCCTGAAGGTCGATGTCGATAGCGAGCCATCCGGTATGCTGATAAAGATGTGTTTCACGGCGTGAAACCATCACACGCTGGCCTGGGTGGGTCAAACTATCGTCTTCATAAAGACTGAAGAGACCGCTCAGTGTAGCACCAGGAAGCATCTTCTTTGTTTCGATATATTCCGGCATCTTCTTTGCTTTGCTTCCAAACTGCTGTCGCATGGCTCTCAGCTTCTCTACATACGGCTTCCATCTGTCCGTAAGACAGAACTCACGGATAGACATCTGCGTGATGCACTCGCCAGTCTCTCTATCGACGAACTTACCGTAGGCATCGGTGGCAGACTCATAGATGGAACATATCTCGTCAAACATACCTTACATATATTATTATATTCAATTTTCGCTGCAAAGATACAAAAATAAATCGAAAAAAGTATAGGTTAGCTATATTATATTTGAAATAAGTTATATTTTTAACATTTAATATATAAAAAGTAAAAAAGTAAAAGGGTAAAAAGGTAAAAAGAACGT